CAGTTTTTTGGACTGGCCCAAAGTCTTCTTTGCCGGTTTCTGTTTGAAAAACACGATATACTGATGCCAACACTTTAAAGTTTGGTATTCTGGTATTAAAGAATTCTTTTATATCATAATTCTCTTTAATTGTTTTAATTAAATTGTATTTTTCATTTGCCAAACGACGATTTGACAATTTTCTTCGACTTTTGACTACTGCTTCTAATAATGAAGATGCGTGAGTCAAGTTTTTGTATTTTTTATTCAATAAGATTGAATATAATTCATATTCTTTACCTAATTCAGTATTTTTGTTAAAGAATTCTTTAAACATTTTAACTGATTTAGCTTCTTTCTTGTCATTTATCACATCTACGGTGATTTGACGAGATAAAAGTTCATAAAGAATACCTGTATTCTTTATCTTATTATGTTTTACATAAGACATTTGAGCTCCAAAGTATTTTTGTGTATTTTATCAATAATAAATATAAAACTTTCAAGAAATCGGTATTAATTATCCCCATTTTCCTCTTTATATTCATTATATTCTTTCTCTAATTCATCTACTTGATTAGTTTCTTGTATTATGCTTTTTGACTTTTTACCCATAGTTTTTTTCAAAGCATCGTAGTGTGCTAATGCCAATGGTCTACGATTTTTTGTTTGTTTACCCAAAGGGTCACGACCTCTTGCTCCACTATCTTTAAATGGTTTGTTCATTTCTTGTGGACGACCACCTTGTTCGTCTTCTGGTCTATCATCTTCTTCATCTGAAAACGGGTCAAAGATAGAACCTGCAACTGAATCATCTTCTTGTGGTTGTTGGTCTTGTTGACCACCAAATAATCCTGGTGATTGCATATCACTTGGTGTTCCAACTGATTCACCGGATTGTTGTGGGTCATTACCTTCCATTTCAATTTGTGAGTGTCTGAATTTCTGTTTTTGGTCTTCAATGATTTGATTTTCAATTTCTATCTTCTCGTCAGAAGAGAAATTAAATATATTATCATACACCCAATTTGTTGGTAGGATTTTATCACTAATCATATCACGAGCCAAGGTAACTTTTTGTCCCCATAATTCAATCTTTTCTTGTTCATACATTGTTGAAGGACTTGCTAAATCTAATTCAAAATTTACTAAGTCTTCATCTGTGTATCCTTGTGAATACAAGTGAACAACTGCGATTTTTGTTAACTCAGATATAATAATTCTTTGTATTCTTTCTATGGTTCTGGCAAATCTTACATCTTCTGCTGCTAAGGTTGCTTTACCACCGACATTTTCGTCAAACCCTAAGAATGCTTTTGGAACTCTTAGTGATGCTAATAATTTATTTTTCAAATATTCAACATCTTCGGTTGAATCATAATCAATACCACCCAATTCATTTATTTCCGTTCCGGAATCTCCACCACGAACTGGTAAGAAGAAATCTTCTGTTAAGTTTTGTATATTGTATTTTAAATTATATTCACCGGTATCATTGTCCAAAAATGGTGTTTTTTTCATTTTGTTAATAATTCTTTGCATATAATTATCAACTTCATTTGGTGGAATGTTTCCAATGTCAATCTTGAATACTCGTTTGGAAGGTGCTCTCATAATTCTGTGGATTAACATTGCGTCTTCCATAAGTGTTAATTGTTTCCAAATCTTTCTTGTAGATTCAATCATAGACTTTCCATAAGGTAAGAAATTACTATCGTTTGCTAATCTAAAGTGTGCTATTTGAAAGTTTTCAAATTCTATTTTTCCTTTTTTACCACCTCTGTTTCCGAAGTATGGGTGAGCACCTTCAATACTTTCTAAGTAGAACTTAGTGTAGTAAGGATTTTCTGGGTCTTCTCCCTCTGCTCTTACAACTTCATAAGGTGATAACGGAACTACATTAGTAATACCATACTTTTCATTAATATCTAAGTGTAAAAAGAAGTCTCCATACTTTACCATATTACGAACCCAAGGCCATAAATTAAACTCAATGTTCATAATGTCATAAAACAAATTATGTAAAACTTCTTTAATATTATCATTATCTGACTTAATGGTAATGACTTGACCATATTCACCTTTCATTGTAGATTCATCTGAATAAATGTCTAATGCTGATGAAATGATTGGGTCTGAATCCATTGATTCATAATCTTTAAATAATGCTAATCTTGCTGCCATTATTTGATGCACGGTTGAGTAGCCTGTTCCAACTAAATCTAAGTTAGTATGTAGTTTAGAATATCTGTCTACCAAGTGTGATTTTACTTGTTTTTGTATTTGGTCAGTGTCTGCAATTTTTAATTTTTTACCACCAACATTTCTAACAATAACATTTGTTGAAAACAATCGTTGTAATCTTCCAAATAATGTTGTATCTGCCATTTTTTACCTCACTTTATAAAAGCCAATCTAATGACTCTTTTTTCTTTCCTGTATCCCACTCCCAAGAATCATTTTTATTTGTGTCTTCTTGTGTGTATAAACCCTCATTATCCATCATTTTGGATAGGGTTTTCTTTGTTAATTCCACACCTTGTGTTCGTAATCTTAATGCAGTATCACGAACCCAAAGTCCAATAGCAAAAGACATTACAAGGTCATCATTATATCCTTGCATAGCTTGTGCTTTATTATTTATATAGACGAAAGTCAGTAGTTCATCAATCAAACGATTGGAACGAACTATTACACTTTCTTCTCTAAAAAATTCTTCTAACTTACTAATAATTAGTGGTCTGGTCTTAGAAGTCGTTGAAAAACCAGCAACCATTTTCTTTTCTTCACTATAAAATTTATTACTCACTTGATGTTGAACATCAACATATTGTAAGTCTTTACTTGTGTAAAATAAGTTTGGATAATCTCTATCGATTATCTGTTGGATTGTTGCCCAACCAATATTATTGTTTTCTACGATTAGTAAAGCATCATTATATTCTGTTGCTACACTAACCAACATATTACCAAAATCTTTTGTATTGATACGACCTTTGTATTCTGCTACTTGTGTTAAGGTTTCTAATTCAATCACGTGAAATGCCGAATAGTCTGTTGAATCTCCTCTACCGACATCAGCACATACAATATAATCTTTTGTATAGTTTGGTTGTTCCCAAACCCACATATTCATATCGATACCTCTTTTCTCTACTGGTTCAATACACAAATCTTTTCTTATCTTTTCAAGTAAAACTGCGTCAATTACACCAGTTCCAGAAGTCAAGAAGTCACAATCACACTCTTGTGCTGCTCCACTTGGGCCAAGTAATGTGTCTTGTTCTTTTCTCCAATCTTCATCTCGTTCTGGGTGAACCGTCCAATGTAGTTTAATCGGATTAAACATACCACGACCTTCTTCAGCATCTACCCAAGTTTTATGAAACCAATTACCCACACCATTAGGTGTTGATAATGCAATACATTGTCCACCTGTGGTTAAAGTGGATTGTGCTGCTGTCCATATGGTATCGATTTTGTCAATAAATGCTGCTTCGTCCAAAATCAATAATGACAATGCCTCAGAACGAGCACCTTCACCAGAAGAAGAAACTGCTTTAATCTGAGAACCATTACGATATCTCAAATTTAATTTGTTGTCTTCCACACAAGGTTGCTTTAACCAACTCGGTAGATTTGCGTGCATAACACGAACTTTCGTAACCAAGTTTTTTGCTACCTCTTGTTTCGTAGCAATAACCAAGATGTTTTTATCTTGGTGAAAGGTCATCATCCATAAAGCGTATCCAGCAGTAATCGTTGATATACCCAATTGACGAGCTTTCAAAATAATATTCATACGATGTTCTTGAAACTCGTTGATAGATTTTTCCTGAAAATCATACAAGTCAAAAGGTATTTTACCTCGTATTGGGTGTTGTATCATACAATATTTTTTCATAAAATATGCTGGGTCAGTAGCACATTGAATATATTGTTGTTTGATTACTTCTTTAATTTGTTCTGCCATTAGTCTACTATTTGACCTGCTAACTTAACCGATGTAGCAGTCATCAAAACTCCATATGTAAAGTATAACCATTTGTTCTCATACCATTTAGGTTGAACGAGTTTTACTTTTTGTTCAAGAAGTTTGGTGGTGTCTTTCAGTAGATTAATTTGGTTAGTTTTATTCGCAATCAACATAGAATCAATTACTGATGTTTCTTCGTATAATTTGATTTGTGATTCCAAATCAAACACTAACGATACATTTAGACTATCTTTTAATTCTAATTCTTTAATACGATTAGTAAATCCTAATACTTCTTCTTCTGTAAAAGTATAGGTTTTTACTTCATCTTGTGAATATAAAGACTGGTCTAATGGTGTTGGTGTATCACCTTCTATGTCTTGTGAGAATAAAGTTCCCATTAATAATATGTAAATAAAATATCTCATATATATAAATATATAGTTTATTTACTAAACTTCTTTAAAAATTTCACTGCTTCATCGGCATCGTCTGTTTTTACTGCTTCTGATGCTTTTTCGATTTGTTTTTTAGTAGTAGTGACTTTTCTTTTTAATTTAGCTACTTCTTTTTTATTTACTCTTTTCTTTGACTCAAGAACTTCTACTTCTTTTTCAAGTTTTTTAACTTCTTGGTCTTTTACTTTAATTGCTTTATCTAATTCTTTGACTTCTTGTTTTTTATTTCCGCCAAAAAATAGGTTTAGTATCATTTGAATAAAGTTCATTACTCAGTTTCTCCTTGTATTTGTTTTTCTGCGTCTTCCACGAGTTCTCTTTTTTCTCGTATGAAATCTCTTGCTTCTTTAATGGTTTTTTCAAATTCCTTTTCACCCATTTGCCACTTTTCCTTTTCAAGTTCTGGGGTGTTAACACCAACATTGTTAAACCACTCTTGTTTTCCACCCGTTTTTTCAAACTCATCAATACTTTGTTCTAAGTCTTTTAAATATGCTTTTTGATTTTCCAACATCTTGGTTTTCGCATAATCTTCAAATGTTCCTTCAATTCGCATTCTATTTTCTAATTCTACTTGACAATCAAAACAATGTCCTTGTGTTCTCCAAAACTTGTCATCAAGTTTTTTCTTCATTGCTTTATCACACTTAGGACAAAACCAAGGCATTCTTACTGATGCCATTACATCTGTTAATTCTGATTTTCTGGTTTTACCACCAAGGTTTTCTTTCTTACCCTCGTATCCTACTTGAACATAATCTTTTTCATACTTTTTACCAGACATCAAGTCTGATAATGCTTTATTTTGTCTTGCTGATTCTTTTGAATAACCTGCCATTTTTTTCTCCTAAAATCTTAAACTACCAAGTATTTGATTAATTGGTGCGAATGCTCCTGTGAACTTGTATATGTTTCCTTTATATTTGAAAACCAACCCTTCACTTGGAACAATTGAACTTGCTCCACCGATAGCTTCTAATTTTTCTATTTGTAATTTTAATTTATATAATTTTTCCACATTATCTGGTTTTTGTAAATCTTTTAGTGCTTTATCTACATCTTGTTTAATTTTTTGAACTGCTTTGTCCGGTGATACTGCTAAAAATCCTGACATATTTTTTAGAATTTCTGCTCCCACTTGAAAGAATAAAATTTCAAATGGTTTAATATTGTCTTTCCACATTTTATTATGGTTAAGTTTATCAGTATTGATTATCCAATCTATAAATTCTGGATTTTCTTTAAAATCACTCTTTATATCAGAAATTTTGTATGATTTGTCAAAGAATGCCCAACGATTAGTTAAATTAACTAATTGACTATCTGTTATGTCTACTTTAAATTGTTGTGCTGCGTTGTAAATGTATTCTTGCCAAAAACTAATATGATACATACCGAGTGTATCAGTATCGGTTAGTGCATATTCTGATTGTAATTTGTTTAACTTGTTTAAAAATGTAGATTTCTTTTTACCAAAGTCTTGAACTTTACTCATTTTTAAAAAGTTAGGTTTACTAATCTTAAATGTTTTTTGTATATTTTGATTTATTTGTTGTATCATACCTTGTAACATACGAGCAGATTCTTTTGAGTATCCCTTTGCTCTACCAGACATATCATATTCGGTAGTTCCGTGAAATACTATTTCTGCTACATCGTAGTCTATTATATTACTCGTTTGTGGATATATAACCTCTAAATTCATCCATTTAGTTCCATTACCAAATACCTTTTTCTTTTGAGCGTCTGATAAAGAACCTATTGATTTTTCTAAATCTCTCATCGCACCAACGAATGCTTTTTTAATATTTCCTCTACCACTAAACATATTAGCAATACCTGCGGTTGTTGGTGCAGTTTTACCACCATTTTTCAGATGACCTTTGTTTCGGGCTGCTTTTAACTTTCCGTCTACCCAACTTACCA